TTGAGGCTGTGACTGCTGTAGGTTTTGGGGTTGTCTTAACCCACAAGTCTGTGTTTGACGCTATGCCCCAACCCTGGTTTGATGTAGTATGGGGGGCGGGTGGTCTAATTGGCGAAGATGTGCATTTTTGCGTGAAAGCCTTAGATCACGGTATTCAGACGTTCGTGGATCACGAATTGAGTCTTGAGATAGGACACATAGGGACGCACGAATATCGATGGAGCGATGTCGAATATGGCCCTAAACACTTACAGCGCACTGCAAACGACGATAGCTAATTATCTCTCACGAGATGATCTTACTGCCGCGATCCCAGACTTCATCCAGCTTGCCGAAATACGGCTTCGTCGAGATCTACGCCTGCGGCAGATGCTTACACAAACATCGACAGCGGCAACCGGTGGGGTCGCTACGATTAGCCTCCCTAGCGACTTCTTGCAAGCAAGGGATGTGTACGTTGATTCTGATCCCGACTTCCCGATCACATACTCAACGCCAAGTACGTTCATCAGAAATGGCAGGACGAACGAGAGTGGTGTACCAGCTTTCTACACGATCCTCGGCTCGACAATTCAGTTTGCGCCAATTCCTGACAGCAATTACACGATTAAGATTTTGTACTACGCCGCACCTGACTTTCTCTCGACTTCCAACACATCGAACGTCTTCCTAGCCAATTGTCCTGACGCGGTCTTGTATGGAGCGTTAGGAGAGGCTGAACCCTATCTTATGAACGATCCTCGGTTGCAGACCTGGGGTGCTTTGTATGATCGTGCGGTTGCGTCTCTCACGAGGTCTGACGAAGAGTCTCAGTATTCTGGCGTTCCTCTCACGATGATGGTAACCAAGCGATGAGAGTGAACTTCGGCGAGTGGCTCCCAGATCAGCCAGGTGTTGCTGGAGCCCTTGTGGACGCTAAGAACGTCATCCCTCAGCAGGTTGGATATGGTCCTTTACCTTCGCCTAGTGAATGGAGCAATGCGGCTTCAGAGTCGCTTAATTCGGTGGTTGCTGCGGCGGCTCCTGACGAAGCGGTCACGGTCTTTGCGGGTGGCGAGACAAAGCTCTTTAAGCTAGGCACGAACCTGAATCTATCTGATGTTTCTAAGTCAGGTGGGTATACAACCCCATCAGATCAGAAGTGGCGATTTACGCAGTTTGGCAACCGAGTGATTGCGGCTAATGGAGGCGACAGACTCCAGGGCTACCTCATGGGAACATCGACCTTGTTTGCGGACCTTGGTGCCGCTGCTCCTAAATCTCGGTATGTTACGACCGTGAGGGACTTTGTTGTCGCTGGATTCAATAATGGCTCAACGGTCTACCCCAACCGTGTTGAATGGTGCGCTTTAGGCGACGAGACAAGCTGGACTCCTGCTGCAACAACCCAAGCGGACTATCAGGACATCCCAGACGGTGGTCATGTCAAGGGATTAACCGGAGGCGAGTACGGCATTGTGTTCATGGATCGCGCTGTGGTCAGGATGTCATACGTTGGAAGCCCTCTTGTATTCCAATTCGACACGATCTCAAGGGGTTTGGGGTGCATGGAGCCCAACTCGATCATCCAGTACGCAGGGATGTCGTTCTTTTTGTCTGATGACGGGTTTTACAGGTGCAACGGTCAAGCGGTCGAGTCCATATCTGTCGAGAAGGTAGACAGATGGTTCTTCAACAACGTCGATATATCGCAACTTTCCTCGATGTCGGCTGCGGTAGACCCGCTTAAGAACCTCGTAATCTGGGCGTTTAAGACGGTCGATCAGTCAACTTTCGTGCTTATCTACAACTTTAACCTCAATAAATGGTCCTACGGTGAGGTGAATGTAGACACAATAGCATCATCTACCGCGATCACGACAACTTCTTCGTCCGGCCTTACCTTAGAGCAACTGGATGCTTACGGAAGCCTTGAGACGCTCCCTGCAAGCCTTGATTCCTTCGGGTATACGGTTACATCTACCCTCTTGACGGGTACGTTAGGGACCAAGATTGTTGCTTTTTCGGGCTCCAACCTGACAGCAAACATCGTTACGCCTGATCTCTCGCTCAACGACACGCCAAGCGTTATTACCTTGGTTAGACCTGTTATTGATGGCGGTTCTTGCTCGGTTCAAATCAACTCAAGGCGCAGGCTCAACCAACAAACCGACTTTACCGGCTCGACCTACTCGGCTAATGACGATAATCGGATTGGGTTGAGGTCTGCCGGAACCTACCATCGACTTAAAACCATTCCTTCCGGTGTCTGGTCATCTGCTGTAGGTTTGGATGTCACGATTGTCCCGCAGGGTTTGAGATGATCTTCCGTACGCTGCCTCCGTTTGGTGGCGATCAGCGCGCTGTTGCCGAGATTGTCCGCGGCATCATGGACGGTAAGACCAACAACACTGGAACGGTCACGCTCAACACAGGAAACGCTACTACAACCACGATCACAGACGCTAGGATAGGGGTAGAAAGCAAGATCATCCTTATCCCTTACTCTGCTGCTGCCTATGTAAGCGGATTGCCGTTTGGCTCTTTTTATGATGTCAACGACCAAACTGTTGCAAGCACAACAACAGCTTACGCAATCACGCTATCAAACACAGACTTTAGCGAAAACGTTTTTTTGTCCAATTCCTCTAGGATTAACGTAAGGGCTGCTGGCAAATACAACGTGCAATTTTCGGTTCAGTTTGCAAATACGGATACACAGATCCATGATGCAGACATTTGGATGCGTAAAAACGGGTCTGATCTCACAAACAGCAATTCTCAGTTTTCCATACCGAACTCGCATGGTGGCACTGATGGGCATTTGATTGCTGCATTGAATTTGTTTGTAGATCTTGCTGCCAATGACTATGTTGAGTTGATGTGGGCTGCTGCTAGCACTCAGGTGAAGTTAGAGTACATTGGCGCACAATCAAGCCCTACAAGACCGGCAACACCATCTGTAATAGTAACCATTCAACACATTTCAGACGGACCGCTTGTGTACATCTCTTCGGTTACGAACGGGTCCGCGACGATTACGCATTTTCCAAATGCAACCTCTGATAAAACTTACGGCTATGTGGTGGTCGGATGAATGTGCAATATATCAAGCCAGATGAACTCAGAAAGGTCTGGCAGTACATCAAGCCAGGGCTTGAGGTTGTTCTCAAGAAGAGTCCCGAAGCGTGGATACCAGAAGACATCTATTCTGACTGCTTTAACCAGCGATCAATGCTTTGGGCTTTTGTTGAGGACAACACTGTTGTTGGCTTTGTTGTTTTGCAGCCTATGGGCGATAATTTGCATGTTTGGGTTGCTTATGGCAAGGGAGATTTTGATGCAGGCATGGATCATGTTCTCCGCATTGCGAGAGATGGTGGCGCGAAAACTATCAGCTTTGATTCTTGGCGTAAAGGTTGGGATAAAAAAGCTAAGGCGTTAGGTTTTAGACCCAGGAAATGGGTGAGAGAGGTTTGATATGGCTGGCGGTTCAACAAACACAGTAACCAGGACAGAACTTGATCCTACGATGCGTCCGTATGTTCAATACGGATTAAGCGAGGCTCAACGTCTCTACCAGGCTGGCGCTCCCGAATACTTTACAGGCCAGACGTACATAGGACCGTCTCAGCAGACGCAATCTGCTTTGTCGGCCATGCAGTCTCGTGCCATGCAGGGCAATCCGCTTGTACCTTTGGCGCAACAACAGCTTGCAACGACATTAGGTGGGTCTCGCGCTGAGACGCTAGGGTCTGCAACGTCTCCAACACTTGCAAACACGATTGCAGGTGGTTATCTAGGACAAAACCCCTACTACACGGCTGCTTTGCAACCAGGCTTCCAGGCAGCAAGTACGTCCTACCAAGACGCAATCAACCAGATGAGATCGAGAGCGTCTGCTGCCGGAAGGTACGGAACCAACGAAGCACTTATGTCCCAAGAGCAAAGGGCTCAGGGTGCTCTTGCTAACGCACTTGCTAACCAGGCGGCGCAGTTAGGTTATTCCGGCTACGAGGCTGAGCGTGGAAGGCAACAGCAGGCTTTGGGCATGGGTCTTGACCTTTACGAGGCCGAGAGAGCAAGACAACAAGCGGCGATTGGTGCTGCTCCAGGCTTGGCTGCTCAGGACTACACGGACATTGCTCAACTCGCACAAGTCGGCCAAGCGGCAGAGGGCTACCAACAAGCTGCCCTGCAAGACGCAATCCAAAGGTTTAACTTTCAGCAACAAGCTCCGTACTCGTCGCTTCAATCGTTTTTATCTGCTGCCTACGGCGCTCCAATGGGTCAACAAACGGTTCAGCCTACTTATTCAAACCCGCTTGCGGGTGTTCTTGGTGGCGCATTAACCGGAGCTAGGTTAGGTTCTGTGGTTAATCCGCTTGGGCCTGCCGCTGGCGCTGCATTAGGCGGTCTTGTTGGTTTGCTTGGGAGGTAATTGTGTCTACATCTAACTTCCTTGGCGGCATCTTCGGTGAGATGCCTAGTTATATGGGCGGTCTTTTGGGTGCTGAAGAGCAGGAAAAGCTAAGACAGCAAGCGCAAGACCAAGGATTGCTTAACCTGGGTCTTTCTCTGTTAGCGGGATCAGGAAGAAGTCCTGTTCGTAGAACTACAGGAGAATTAGTAGCACAAGGTTTACAAGCAGGCCAGCAAGCCTACCGCGGTGCTATGCAGCAAGCGGTGCAGGACAGGATGACTGCGCTCCAACTTGGCGAGATGGCAAAGAAACAAAGGGCTGAGCAAGCATTACCTGGCCTTATTCAAGGCGCTATGGTTGCCCCTCAAAGAGAGTTTACGGATCTTGAGCGGATGGAAATGCGTACTCCTTCGGTTGCTACGGGTCCGGCTCGATTTGATCCTCAGCAGTTTTTGCAGAGAGCAACCGCTGCCGGTGTATCACCAACGGTTGCTATTCCGCTAGGCCAACAGATTCAATCTTTTACTAAGCCACAAACGAAGGTTTACAAGCCTGGCGATGTAATCATGGACGAAGTAACTGGGCAGGTGTTGCATACCGTCCCAGAAAAGTCTGAGATGGGCTATATGTCAACAGACCAAGGTATTTTTGCGTATGACAAAAATGCAAAAACCCCATCTTTAGTAAAGGTCATGGATGTTGGTGGAAAGTTCACTGGCGAAGCAGCAAATTATGCTTTAAGTGAATACGGAACCGCTGATGCCTCAAAACTAAATCAAACGCAAAGGCAAGACGTTTGGAAAAGCGGTACTTTAGAATCTAAAAGAGCCAGTGCTTCATCAACAAAAGTTGTTTTGCCTGGAGAAAAATCAACAAGCAAAGCCTTGGAAAAGTTTGGCGAGCAATACCCAGAACGACTCGCACAAGCCGTTACCGCCGACCAAACAAACCAGCGTCTTGCATCAATTATTGAAAACAAAAATCAAAAGATGTACACGGGGCTGCTTGCTCCTGGTCAAGTTGCGGCAGCTCAGTTCTTGCAGTCATTTGGTGTGCAAGTTGATGCAGAAAAGCTAGCCAATACAAGAACATCACAAGCGACTGCCAACCAGCTTGTGCTTGACTTTATGGGCGCTATGGGCGGTGCTAAAGGGTTCTCCAAAGAAGAATCGGCAATTCTTTATGACTCATTCCCTAAGATCATTGATGACCCGAATAGCCGAGCAAGAATTGCTGAGATGCTCATCAAGCGAAACAATCAGGTCATTGATGACTTCAATAGCATTAGATCGTCGCTGGAAGAATACGAGGGTGGTAGAGCGCTTCCTGGAAGAAAAATTTCTCCGTTTGACTTATCGGCAATTAAACCGGAGCCGCAACAGGAAAAGAAAAAGCCGAGCACCTTGCCTCCAGGCGTAAGAGTTACTAGGGAGCGCTAATGAAAACCTACAGCGTCGAGATTCCAGGCCAAGGTCGGTTTCGTGTAGAGTCCGAGCAAGAACTTACGGACGAGCAAGCGTATCAAGCGGCACTGATGCAGGCTCAAAAGGAACCTCCTACGCAAAGACTTCGCGCTGCCGCTCAAGGTTTTACGATGGGCGCGTCTGACGAGGCTGAGGCTGCGATTGTTTCTCGATGGACGGGAAGGCCGTACGACGAGGTTCTTAGCGAGATCCGTACAAAGATCAAGGCTTACCAACAAGCACAACCCGTTGAATCAACTGGCGCTGAATTGATGGGCGCAGCGGGTATGGGTTTACTAACCGCTCCGCTTACCGGAGGCGCATCTATCCCAATGACGCTAGGACGCGCTGCTGCGTTTAGTGGGGCGCAAGGTGGCATCACTGGGTTTGCGTCTGCTGAAGGTGGTATGCAAGAGCGTGGAGCAGGCGCGGTTGCTGGAGCGGTTACAGGTGCTGCGCTCGGTCCGATTGCCCAGAAGGGCATGGAGGCTCTTGGTTTTACTGCCGACAAGGTTGTCGATTGGGCTAGGCGCAACATAGGTGGCCGAGGAAGCAAAGCTGTTGAGACAGAAATCCAGAGGCTTGCAAGCACTAGCGGCATGACAACGGATGAGATCGTTGATCGTATTGCCAAGGGCGAGATCATGGCAGAAAACGAGACGCTGAGAACAGCGGTCCGCGCTCTGTACTCGCAAGGAGGTTCTGCTTCCAACATTATTAGGGAGGCATTAACGGTCCGACCTGAAGCGTTTAGAAAGTCTGCTCAAAGCATGATGCAGGCAGGCTTAACACCTGGCGTTAATAAGAGCGTGCTTCGCTCTATGAAGATGACTGATGACGCTGCAAGAGCAGCAGAGCGTCAGGCATACAAGCAAGCCTTTGAACAAGGCGGGATCATATCTCCTGAGCTAACACTAGCCTTTGGCGATGCAATCAAAAAAGTTCCTAATGTAGTTGAAAACATCAACCGCAATTACCGAGCAGAAACAGGTAAGAAAAACTTTTTTGAGGTTGTTGATGGCAATGTGAAGTTTGATAAAGGCGCAACACTTGAAGATTTCGAGATTGCAAGAAGGGCTTTGCGCGACGAGGCAGATCAAGCCTATCGAGCAGGGCAGGGGTCTTATGGAGAGATCCTTAAAAACCTTGAGTTAAATATCAAGACCGCACTAGACGCAGCGTCTCAACCTTTGGCTAAGGCCAGGGCGGGTGCTGCTGCGTTACGTCAGGCAAGAGAAGCGTTTGGCGAAGGAAGAAAGGCTCTCACGAAAAGTGCAGACCAGGTTGATCTTGAAGTTCAGGGGTTAAACGCACAGCAATTACAGGCATATCGCTCTGGCGTTATGGACTCATTCCGAAACAAGTTCACTACGGGTCAGCGAAAGTCTTTGATGAACACACTTGCAGACCCTGAGAGCAAAGAAGCAAAAATCTTAAGGTCTGTGTATCCGCAAGACTCGCTTTCTGACCTGATGAAGAAAATTGATCTTGCGTCTCAATCTCAAAAAACCGCAACCTCGGTTCTTGGCGGGTCTCAGACCGCTCCTAGCTTGTTACAAGCTCAAAAGGTTGGTTCTAACGTGTCTGCCCAAGAGATGGTTTCTGCTATGGGTGGAGATCCCTTCGCTTTATTGAACGTAACCCGTAAAATCCTAAGTAGCAAAACCCAAAATCTTTCTGAGCCTGAACGTGAGCGTGTTGCAAAGATTTTGGTTGAAACAGACCCGACTCTTGTTAGAAGGGCATTACAGGACGATAGTGTGATGGCAGATTTACAGCGTAGGGTCGGTCAAATTATGGGCGGCACTGCGGTAGGCGCAAGAAGCGCTGGGGCGTATGGCGCTGGGGCTTACTTAACCCCATCGTTGCTAGCGGAGTAATTATGGCAAAGACAAAGATTTCCGAGTTCTCCTCAACTCCAGGCAACAACACCGATATTGATGGCATTGACATTGCCGAGGGCTGCGCTCCCAGTAACATCAATAACGCGATTCGTGAGCTTATGTCACAGCTCAAGAATCAGCAGGCCGGATTAGATGGCGACACCTTTACGACCAATGACGTTCTCACGGTCTCAGGTGTCACGGCTAACGCAGGCCGCGTAAGGCTCGGTGAAGATGCAGACAACGGCACAAGCTACACGGAACTCAGGTCTGCCGCGTCTCTTGCCTCTAACGTCACTTTCGTTCTTCCATCTGCTGATGGTTCAGCTTCGTCTCTAGTCCAGACAGACGGGTCAGGAAACCTATCCTTCCAAGCCTCGACGGGAACAGGAAACATCGTACGCGCATCTTCTCCTGCACTTACGACTCCAGACCTCGGCACGCCTTCTGCGGTTAACCTTTCTAACGCCACCAATCTCCCGATCTCAAGCATTGCAAGCCTTGGGTCTGGTGTCGCTTCTGCGCTCGCGGTCAATGTTGGCTCATCGGGTGCGTTTACGACCTTTAACGGCGCGATGGGAACACCATCGAGCATTACCCTCACCAATGCCTCTGGGATGCCTCTGTCGGGCGTTACAGGGCTAGGAACTAACGTTGCAACGGCTTTGGGTGTTGCGGTAGGTTCATCTGGTGCTTTTGTCACTACGTCAGGGTCGGGAGCTTCTGGCAGTTGGAATATCAACGCGGCGACCGTCACAAACGGTGTCTACACAAGCGGCAGTTATGCAGACCCGTCTTGGATTACGTCTCTTTCCTCTACAAAACTAACGGGCTCGATCCCTATCTCTGCCGGAGGTACGGGGCAGGCAAGTAAGTCTGCTGCGTTTAACGCGTTAGCTCCGACAACAACCAAGGGCGATCTCATTGCCAACTCAGGCACGGATAACATCCGAGTGCCTGTTGGAACAGATGGTCAGATTCTTATCGCGGATTCCACACAAACAAGCGGTGTCAAGTGGGGGTCCGTAACGGGTGCAGGAACGGTTACATCTGTCGGTATCGTTCCTCCGGCCTTCTTAAGTGCAAGCTCAGCGATTACCTCATCTGGCAATATCACGCTGACTTACAACGGCACAGCGATCCCAACGACCTCAGGTGGAACAGGTCTTAACTCGCTAGGAACTGCCGGCCAGGTTCTCAGGGTTAACTCTGGAGCCACGGGTCTAGAGTACGCGACTCTTCCTACTGGCGGTGATGTTTCTGGCCCAGCAAGTTCCGTAGACAGTCAGCTAGCAATTTTCAATGGCTCAGGTGGTAAAACCATCAAGGCTGCAACAACCACTGGTCTGTTAAAAGCTACCGCTGGTGTTGTTACTGCCGCATCCGCAGGAACAGACTTTATTGCTCCTGGTGGGGCTTTAGGAACACCATCTTCAGGAACGCTCACAAACGTCACAGGGCTTCCGATCTCGACAGGTGTATCTGGACTTGGGACGAACGTTGCAACCGCTTTAGGTGTAAGCGTAGGATCGGCAGGGGCCTTTGGTCTTAACGGTGGCGCTCTAGGAACGCCGA